TAGAGAATACAGAAAAGGAAATCACCTCCGGCAAGGCGTACAATGGTACGACCCTCCTAGGTGAGGCCGCTCACGCCAACCAAACAGGTTCGAACATTGACAACTTCGACCCAGTGCTTATCTCACTGGTCCGTCGTGCGATGCCAAACCTAATTGCTTACGACATTTGCGGTGTCCAGCCAATGACTGGACCAACCGGTCTTATCTTTGCAATGCGTTCACGCTATACTTCGCAGACCGGCGATGAGACCTTCTACAACGAGGTCAACACTGCGTTCGGTACTGTTGTTAGCGGTGCGAACACCTTTGGTCAGAAGCACGTTGGTGGCGCCCCAGGCGTATCGAACAACGCAGCGAACGGTGTCTATAACACTGGTTCGTCTATGTCGACGGCTCAGGCAGAAGCTCTTGGCACTTCAGGCAACACTGCGTTCCCTGAAATGGCATTCAGCATTGAGAAGCTTTCGGTTACCGCAGGTTCCCGAGCCCTCAAAGCAGAATACACCATGGAGCTCGCGCAGGACCTCAAGGCAATTCACGGTCTAGATGCAGAGACGGAGCTTGCGAATATCCTTTCGACAGAGCTTCTCGCTGAGATTAACCGAGAGGTTGTTAGAACAATCATCATCACTGCTAAGACAGGTGCTCAAGAAGGTACGACCACAGCTGGTCGGTTCGACTTGGATACTGACTCGAATGGCCGTTGGTCGGTTGAGAAGTTCAAGGGCTTGCTCTTCCACATTGAGAGAGAAGCTAACCAAATTGCCAAGCAAACCCGAAGGGGCCGTGCGAACATCCTAATTTGTTCGTCCGACGTAGCTTCGGCGCTCCAGTTTGCTGGCATTCTGGATTACGCACCAGCTCTTAACGGCAACAATGGACTGCTTCCAGACGACACCGGCAATACCTTTATTGGTATCTTAAACGGACGTTATCGAGTATACATTGACCCGTATGCGACTGGCAACTATATGGTTGTTGGTTATAAGGGTTCAAGTCCATGGGATGCGGGACTGTTCTACGCTCCATACGTTCCACTTCAGATGGTACGTGCGGTTGACCAGAACTCGTTCCAGCCAAAGATTGGCTTCAAGACCCGATATGGCATGGTAGCCAACCCATTTGCGGAAGGTCTAACTGCCGGACTTGGTGCTCTTAACGCAGACTCTAACGTTTACTACAGGCGCGTCCTGGTCGATAATATTATGTAAGACCCTTTGGGTCCTACAGGGAATTAGGGGGGCCTTCAAAAGCCCCCCTTCTTTTTGAATATGATTATTTACAAACTCACTTGTCTTTCCGAGAATAAATCCTACGTCGGACAAACCAGACGTCTAGTTGAGACACGAATCTCGGAACACTTCAATACATGTAAAGACTCTAATACGAAGCTCGCTCTAGCCATGCAAAAATATGGTAGGGACGACTGGGAACTCACCATCCTTGAAGAATGTAATGACCTCGACACGCTAGACGAAAGAGAGATGCATTGGATTGCTGAACTTGATACCTACGCTAACGGTTACAATATGACCTATGGCGGGTCTTGGGTCAGGCAAGAGGTAAGGTCTCCAGAACACTGTCAGAAAATATCCAAAGCTAAATTGCAATTGTCTTTAGAAGGTCGTTTGCCTTGTCAGCAGCCGGATTGGCAAAGGAAGCATTCTGAACGTCTAATGGGACATGCTCCCACCAACGTCCAAACTTATAGGGTGCTCCACTTCGACGGCAAAGAAGAGCGGATAACGAATTTACGAGAATATGGGAGAACTAGAGGGATTCCATTCCCAACCCTAAGTGATGTCGCCTATAATAAAGCCAAATCTAAAAAGTGGGGAATTTTAGCAATTGAGCCAATCTAGTACTCGATCGCCGTAAGCTGCTTCCAGACATATTGTATATCCCCGAATCCATGCATTCATCAGCCCAACGGCATGATAGACTTTGGAATTCAGCTCGAAAGTTTCAAAGGGTCTATCTAAGCTGTCTTGATGATTCTCACGAATCTTCTTCTTTTGCTCTTCGGTGAGCATTCAAAGCTCCACTGAAATAAGCTTTTTGAAAATGTACTGAATTGTCTCTTGGCGTTCGCCTATGTGTGTAACACAGATTAATTCCCAGCCCTCCGAGCCGATTGTGTTTAGATATTCTTCTTCTAGAGGGTCTGACCAACGCCTTTGTTCAATAGCATATTCAAATCTTTTCATTTGCTGTTCGCCTTTGCTTCAACAAGTTTCTCACTTGGTGCTTTTTCTTTGGCTTCAAGAGGCGGGATGGTTTTGATAGTCAAAGCATACTCAGCAAATAATACAAGCGGACCAAAGATGATATTGTTCCTTATCGGAGTGCCAGCAATTGTCGGAATTATATCGAACAGAACTATGCAAGTCATAATGAAGAATCGGAACCACAAGCCAGTCGGGTTTCTTGGCATATCTGGAATCAGTGCGGCCTGAAGAATCCAAAACAACGCGCAAATAGACATGAGAACCAGCACAACCCAATCGGTGGCATTCTTGAGCTCAGAACTATAGATTACGCTGAAGGTCGCAATCACCCACGCATATATGTTGAATTTGTATTGTGTGATTTTAGCGCGCTGACAAATCCAAATGATAATGGGAATGAACAGCTTCTTGCCAAGCCACAGGTCGATTTTAGTTAGCATCGTAGATGACCCTTAGACATAAATACACCGACTAGTCACAAGGAGAGACGGATGACTTGGGAATTCATTCCTTTTGCAATTATTGTTGGTCTTGCCATTTGGTGGGCCATTAAGAAAATGAAAGAAAATGGCGACTGGCCTCCGTTCGGCGGCTAAGTACTAAGGGGGGGCCGAAGCCCCCCCCTTTTTTTTATCCGACGGTAGCTTCGTGGATATCATCGGTCTTCATGTCGACAAGGTCGACTTTCTTCTCGATGTCCTTTAGCGACCGACCGAGTTTTTCGCTACCAATGGTAGCAACTTCGGCAAGTTCATCGACCTTACTGATTGTAGCCCCAGCCGCACCACGAATCTGGTGCGCTGCTCGTTCGAGTGCGCCTTCCAGTTCGCTAGTATCGGCTCCAGACTTCTTAGCAATGAGGTCGCCAAGAGCAGCACCTGCCCTGTGCTCTAGACTTGGCTCCGGTGGTGTGCCCTTGAGCAGCTCGAGGTGATAGCCCATGCCGCGAGCAGCAATAAGCAAGTCTTCCTCGGTTACCTTGGACCTACCGTTAGAGACCATCGCTAGTTTCGAACGCTCAACGACTTCTCGAATAGTCGCAGGAATGTTGCCCTGCAAGTATTCACTGACTTCTTTGAGTGGCTCGTTCTTCGCGATAAGGTCACGACCATAAAGTCGAAGCAGCCTCTCGACTGCGTCGGGGTCTGGCGCCTTGATAGAGATAACCGCGTCAAGCCGGCCTGGGCGACGCATCGCCTTGTCCAACGCCTCGACATGGTTAGTCGTCAGCACCGTGATGACCTGACTGTTCTTCGTCAGGACACCATCAATGGTGTTCAGTAGGTCGTTGCCCCGCTGGTCACGCTCCGACACAACGCGGTCGACGTCCTCGGCAAAAACAAGAGCCGGCGCATAGCGCTGAGCGAACAATAGAGCGTCCTTGAGAGAACGGACATCGTCCAGTAAGATATAAGTCCAGCCGTTGTCAACGCAGACCTTACTTGTGACAGCCGCGGTCAGGGTCTTACCAGTACCATAGATACCTTCGAGAAGGATACCGCGGTTAAGTGGAATACCGTGCTTCACACACTCTTCGGTGTGCTCAATCGGCGCCCACAAAGCAGATTGGACCTGCTCGAGCTCTTCTTTGTTGAGCACCAGTTCATCGGGATAGATATTGTCGGTCTCGATGAATTCGGGTGGCGTATCGTAATCAAGGTCGCCATCGTCGTCGACCTTTAGCCGAATTGCCTTGCCCTTATAGATTGAGCTGGTTTTGAGAATCTTACGAGCCAGCTCAGCAAGCTCTTTGACAATCGTAGCTTCTCGCTTTCGAACCTGGCCAGTAATAACCAGCGCCATGCCCTCATGCGTACGATGACGGTGCGTCTCGACGGGATTCTCCACGCCAGGAAGCGTGAATTGGCCGAATGGGACCTGAATCGCCTGGCCGGCTTTTGGTCCGGTCTGAACCGTAATCAATTGCGGAGGGATAGGACCGAAGAAGCTCATCTTCGGAGTCGGGGAAGCCCAGCCGTATTTTTCGCGCATCGCTGCATTCAAAGCGACTAGAGCATCCTCGGGGTAAGCGTCGATAATCTCAAAGACGT